GGTATACAACTTTCACCAAAATTTTATACCCTAGGTATACAGCTTATGACCATGGCCGCCGGCCTAGGGCTAGGTTTAAAAAGCGCCGCAGGTCTAGCAGATATAAAGCGGCGGGGGGGGGCCCCGTTAGGGGGGGACCGGCAGGTCCCTGCGCTAGCACTAATTTGGAAACAATTTTTCGCTTGGCACACTAGGTCAGGGTTCCAGTATTACCCCTGACCTAGTGTGCCAGTGCCAACATGCACCCTCAAATTTTAAGCTCCGGGATTTTCCCCGACTTCCTAACTTTAACCCCCGGACGACCGCTTTCCGTCACAATTTCAAAATGAGCAAGCAACGTGGCTTCTCATTTACTTTGAACAATTACACTGATGCCGAAATCACTGAACTTCAGGGTATCGAGTCCCGTTACCTTTGCTATGGCAAAGAGATCGCTCCAGGAACGGGGACACCCCATCTTCAGGGTTACGTGTATTTCGCTTCTGCCCGACGATGTGCAAGCGTTATTGCTCTCCTTCCTCGTCGAGCTCACGTGGAGATTTCCAAGGGCTCTGGATCACAGAACCGAACTTATTGTTCGAAAGATGGAGATTTCACCGAGATCGGTGTCTGTCCGCTTGATGGTCGTGAGAAGGGTGAGCTTGAAGCTACCCGCTGGAGAGACGTCGTCACTTTTGCAAGGTTGGGAGATTTTGAGTCGATTCTCGACAAGTATCCCGACATCTATGCTACGAGACTCAAGACCGTCGAGTATCTACACTCGAAGCGGCCAAGAGATATCTCTGCACTTGACGGAGAAGGTCCTTTCCATCAATGGATCGTCGGACCCACTGGGTGTGGTAAGTCTCGTCGGGCTAGATCCGAGAATCCTGGAGCTTTTATCAAGGAGCCTGAGTCCAAGTGGTGGGACGGTTATGATGGCGAGGACGTGGCTATAATTGACGACTTTGATAAGTTTCAAGTCGCTCAAGGTGGCCAGATGAAGCGATGGCTGGATCGCTATGCGTTTCAGGCGGAGGTAAAGGGCGGCATGCAGATGATCCGCCCTAAGAAGATCGTTGTCACATCTCAATATACTCCTTCGGAGATTTGGGATGATGAGCGAACGGTAGACGCTATCATGAGGAGAGTGGAGCTTATCTCCCTCTCCGGCATTCCTGTTGTTCCCACCATGTTTGCTAACACCTTTAAGAAGTAATCACTTTTAATCAAATATGGCTAAGCGCCGTTCTTTTCGCAAGAAATCTAAATCTTACAGAAAGAAACGCCGTGTGTCTAGAAAGAAATCTCCGCTGCGAAAACTTATCCAGCGTGAGATCTCTCGCAATGTCGAGAATAAGTGTTCTCAACATTATGATTACGATCAACGGCTCTATTCTGCTGTTAACGCTAATTTTCCTGCCGATAACATTATCGTTCTCGGCCCTGATCCGACGTCCTTGGTTATTAACCAGGGGACCGGACAAGGAAATCGTATTGGTAACAGCATTACCACGAAGAAATTTGTGTTCCGCGGTACTCTCGTTCCTTTGCCGTATGACGCTACGTTTAATGCGGCGCCTCAGCCCGTGCAGGTGAGGATGGTTATCTTCTACGATAAGACCGATCCGACCGCTATACCGAACCCTATTGCGGGTAATGACTTCTTTCAGAATGGCAATACCTCTAAGGGTTTTCAGAACGATCTTACGGATCTCTGGTCCCCAGTTAATAAGGATAGGTACCGCGTGTTGGCTACCCGCACTTTTAAGTTAGGCATGGCTGCCTATTCCGGTACCGGGACTAATCCCGGTCAACAGAGCTTTACGAACAATGATTTTAAGTTGAACTGTAATTTCAGTTTCAATCTTACTAAGCATTACCCCAAGATCGTGAAGTTCAATGATGGAACTGCCACGCCTACTACTCGAGGATTGTTTTGCATGTTTTACTATGCTCTTGCTAACGGTGGCTCTGTCCCCGGTTCTGCGTATATGGTTGGTGCGCAGTATATGCAAGATTATACCTATGAAGATGCTTAATTTTTATACCTAAGGTAAACAAAATCGCCTCTTCTTCTATACCTCAGGTATAAATTTTATACCTAAGGTATACAGAATTAGTAAAACACCTATACCTTAGGTATACAACTTTCACCAAAATTTTATACCCTAGGTATACAGCTTATGACCATGGCCGCCGGCCTAGGGCTAGGTTTAAAAAGCGCCGCAGGTCTAGCAGATATAAAGCGGCGGGGGGGGG